TAAGTGTTAGTTTTATATATATATTCTAAATACTAAATACTAAATGTTATATATATTCTAAGTTCTAGTATTAAACTCTAAGTGTTAGTGTTATAGATACTCTAAGTGTTAATACTTAGAGTTTTATATATATTCTAGCTCTAGTGTTAGTTTTAGTTCTAAGTGTTAGTGTTATATATACATTAAAGATGATATTTATACTTTAGTGTTATTCTTAAAGTTAACACTAAGTGTTAGTGCTTAGTGTTAGTGTTATTAACATTAGTTTTAATTTTAGTCAAGGACTAAAGTCCTTAGGTTAGGTTTTAGCGTTTAGCTCTAATACTATTTTAGTGACCTTAGTCACAAACCTACATTTTAGGTAGAGTTAGAAAACATAACTTATTAGTGTAAGGATAAAAACTTAGAACTAAAGTTAGAACTTAGGTTTTAACATTAGTTTCTAAAAGTAAAACTAAAGTTATATATAAACTTTACTAACACTTTAACATTAGAAAGTTAGAGTAAGAACTTAAAAGTTAGAACTTAGCGAAAAGAATAAAAAATATTATTCTTTTCTTTGTTACTTTCTTTTAACCTAAAAAGTCCGGCTCTAGGTTGTTCGCAAGCGAAACAAACACCTTCGGTGTCTGTTCCTAAGCTCACAACCCTTCTATCCTTCGCTATTCTTTTTTCCTTTCGCTATCCTTTAGGTTTCGCGATAGCGCGCGAAAATGTGCGCGACTCCCGCTTCGCGGGTGCGCGAGTCATCTGCGCGAACCTAGTGTAATGTTCTTGTTGGTTTTAATGTTTTGCGTCCGGGTTAAATAATATGCTCTCATTGCCTGTGTGGTATGGGTTGTTCGATCACAATACTGCTAGAGTTTGTGGACTTTACCGGGCGCACGAAACGTCCTGTAGGAGGGTTGATTGAGACAGTAACCATAGTGTGGGGTTACGCGGGGAAACGGCTTATTCCTTTCCCTGTTTTCTCGGTTCTCTCCAGCCGTTTGGCGTGCTTTTCTTGCTGGGGTGCGCGTTTTCTTGGGGGCGGCTGTCAGCAGTGCTGCTGGCCCTCCTACGGGGCTTTAACGTTGGGGGTGGCTGTTTATGCCTTGGGAGACTAGTCGCCGCCGTGAGAGGCTTCCAGCGGATTGGCAGGCCCGCCGTAAGCGAGTGTTAGAGCGTTGTGGTTATCGTTGCGAATGGATGATAACCAGAGAAGAAAGATGCCCTGAGAAGGCAACAGACGTGGATCATATTAAGCCGGGTGACGATCACTCGTTCCGCAACCTACGCGGCCTTTGTTCCGCGCATCATGCTAGGAAGAGCTCTAGTGAAGGCTGGTGGGCGCGTAAGCGACTGATTGAAGAAAGTAAACGTAAGTTCCAGAGGCAGGAAACACATCCTGCATACCTGAACGCTGACGGTACCGTGAGAGGGGTGGTGTTGGATGCCGAAGATTCCTATGCGAACAAGCCAGCTCGTGGACGACAGGCCGTCCCGCGTAGACCGCGCGTCTCATGGCGTAGCCCGACCGACCAAACAACACCAGCCCCGCAAACAATGGCACAAAGCCGTTAAAGAGCTATTCAACTCGTTCGCGGAAAGTGGGCAGGTGGACTTCTGGCAAGAAACAGACTGGGCAATCGCCTACCTAGTCTGCGACGACCTAAGCGACTACAAGAAGCAACACGAAGAACATGTACGGTCTCGTAAGCTGCAAGAAGCGTGGATACGCGATGCGTCATGGCTTAAGCCTGAGGAGCGTCGGGAGCAGGGGTTGCCGATGGTGGAGCCTCCTGTGACTCGTGACGTTGGGGCTATGAAGCTTCAGTTGGCTCATGATATTTTGGCTCGGCTTTTGGTGTCTGAGGCTGATCGTAGGCGTGTTCATATTGAGTTGGATTCTGAGGTTGACAATGGTGAGGAGTTTGATGCTAAGATTAGGGTGTTGGACGCTTACCGGCAGGGTTTGGCGGCTGGCTGAACCTGTTTGTTGTTGATCTTCGGAGAGAGGGGTTGCGTATTGTGAGTGTTACGGTTTATACTGTTCCTAATTGTACTGGTTGTACGGCGACTAAGCGTTGGTTGGATAAGCGTGGTGTCGGGTATGAGACGGTTGATTTGAGTGCGGATACTGTGTCCCGCGAGCGCTTGGCTGGTTTGGGGTTTACTTCGGCTCCTGTGGTTGAGGTTGATGATCTTGCTGGTCAGGAGCGTTGGTCTGGTTTCCGCCCGGACTTGCTTAAAGCAATGTTCGTGTGATACGCTGGTTGTGTTGCTCGCGTGATGGAATTTGGTAGACATGGCAGACTCAAAATCTGCTGGCCGTAGGGCTGTGAGGGTTCGAGTCCCTCTGCGAGTACCGGGCGACTCCTCCCGGGTGGGGGTCGCTAAGCGTCACGCCCGCTGCTTCGGTGGCGGGGGTGGCTGCACCTTAAGTGTGGTGAACGCGCACCGTTTGGGTGCGGCTGTTGCCAAGTCCCCCAAGGTTCTTCGGTTCTTTGGGGAAGGGCGGCACGTGTTGTTTCATGTGTGTGGTTGGTGTCGCCGTTTTGTGGGGGCCGCGTCCTAGTGGCGTGGCTGGTGTGATAATTTAATATCGGCTAGGGCCGTGTCGGTTCCGATGGTAAGGTGCTGGCGTTACGGCTTCTAGCAAATGTAAGATAGCAAACACTCTCTGTGAGAACGCCCTACGTGGTTGGTGTTTAGGGATGGACTGATTTTAGCGAGGTTCATCTGGTTTGGATTCTCGCACGCGGTGGCGCGGTATGCTGAAATGGTGTGCCGCGTTACCGTTCCTTTACCACACTATATTTAGTCTTTGCTTGTTCTTTAATAGTTTTTGGGGAGTATTGCTCCCCGATTTGGAGAGTAAACACGTTCCGTGAGAGCTGTCTGTGTTGCAGGTGTTTACGAGCATGGCGAGTCACAGCTTGCCTGTTCGGTTTGCGACTCTCGCACGCGGCGGGGGCCGGGGGTTCAAGACTCCGCCCCGTCGCAAAATCTTACTGATTGGGGGTGTCTGTGGGGGAAAGGAAAACAATACAACAGCTCATGGACGCTGACGATAATGAGCTATCAGATGAAGAACTTAAAGTCAAGTATGCGCCTGTCCATTACGGACCCGTGTGGGAACGTGATGAGGACGGGCGCTTCGTCTTGCCGGAGCATACTTTGGGCTGGCGTATCGCGGAATGGTGCACGTGGTATTTGAATCCTATCGCTCCCGATCAGGAAGCGTTCACGTTCACCTTGGAACAGCTAAGGTTTGTTTTGTGGTGGTATGCGATTGATGAGAATGGTAAGTTTTTGTATCCGTCGCGTGGCATGTTGCAGCGGATTAAGGGCTGGGGTAAAGACCCGCTTCTCGCCGTGTTGTGTTTGGTTGAGGCGTTTGGTCCTAGCGTGTTTAATGGTTGGGATAAGAATGGTGAGCCTTTAGCTATTCGTCGTCGTAACGCTCGTGTCCAGCTCGCGGCTGTTGAGTACAGTCAGACTGACAACACGTTCGAGATGATTCGGCTTCTTGTGAGTGAGGAGTTGATGCGTGATTGTGGTCTTGAGGTTATGATGAATGACGTTTGGGGGTTCCTCAGGACGTGTCGTATTCAGCGCATTTCTAGTGCCCCGCGCGGTAAGGAAGGCAACCGTCCTACGTTCCTCTTGTATAATGAGACGCAACACTGGCTGCCTTCTAATGGTGGTGAGCGGTTGAAAACGGTTCTTGGTGGTAACCTGTCCAAGACTCGTGGCCGATATTTGGCGATTACTAACGCTTATAGTCCGGGTGAGAATAGCGTGGCTGAAGCGGATCATGCTGCTGCTATGGATGCGTTGGAGGGGCGCGCTAAGGCTAACAGCATCTTGTATGATAGTTTGGAGGCTCCCGCGCACGCGCCTGTGAACGAGCGAGTGTTTCATCTCGTGTATGACATGGTTCGTGGCGATAGTGTGTGGTGTGATTGGGAGTCTGCTTGGAATGAGGTTTGTGATCCTTCTCGTAGCGTGAGTGAGTCGCGGCGCATGTTCTACAATCAAGTGTGGATGGCTGAAGGCCGGTTGTATTCTCCTGACGATTGGAAACGTATTGAAGCTAAGGGAGACTTGGAGCCGGGCGATACGATCTGCTTGGGCTTTGATGGTGGTAAGAGTGATGATGCTACCGCTTTGATGGCTATCCGAGTGTCTGACGGCCTATCGGTTCCCTTGTTGTTGGAGGAGCGGCCTGCTGACTGGGAGGGCCATTGGGAAGTTAATCGTGAGGTTGTTGAGTCTGCTGTTCATAGGGCTTTTCGTGATTATAATGTGGTCGCGTTTTATGCTGACGTTGCCTTGTGGGAGTCGTATATTTATGAGTGGGGTTTGGCGTATGGGCCGTCGATGGTGGTTCATGCTCCTAATGGTCCTATTGCTTTTGATATGCGTGGTTCTCAGCGTCGTGTGGTGAAGTTGCATGAACAGTTTATGTCTGCGATTTTGAATGGCCGCCTGCTTGCGGGTGGTTCTCGCGCGTCTCAGGCTTCGTTGCGTCGTCATTTTATGAATGTTGCGCGTAAGGACACGTCGTATGGCGTGTCGTTTACTAAGGATAATCGTGACCATAAGTTGAAGGTTGACTTGTATGCGGCTTGGATGCTCGCGTATGGGGCGTTGATGGATTACCGTGAGGAAGAGTCGTTCAGGGCGGCTAAGGTTGAGCCTGTTCGTGGCGGTTTCTTCCGTGGCTAGATTCGCTAGGAGTGTGATGGTTTTTGTTGAGTGTTTATGATTCTATGACGGCTGGCGAACTAGCTGAGGAATGTTATTCGATTATTACTCGTGATCGAACGGAAGTGTTGGATAAGGTTGATCGTTATTTGCATGGTAAGTTTGATGATCCTTATTCGGCTAAGAACATGGAGCCGGAACATCAGTCTTTGATGCGGAAGGCGAAGCAGCCGTGGTGTGCTATCCCGGTGAAGGCCGCTAATCAAGCGTTGCAGGTTGACGGTTTCCGTCCCGGTGATGCTGAGGGTACGGCTGAGTCGTTGACGGATATTCCTGAGTGGGATTTCTGGCAGCGTTGTGGCTTGGATGCTAAGCAGGGGATTGTTCATAGTGCGGCTATCGCGTATGGTCATTCTTTCGTTGTTGCGTCTAACGGGCCTGACGGTAGCGCTGTGGCTCAGATTCTTAACCCTTTGAACACTACCGCGTTGTATGATGATCCCGTGTCGGACGATAATCCAGTGTTTGTGTTGACGGTTATCCGCCCCGAGAAGGAGACTCCGAAGGGGAAGAAGATCGCTGGACGGGCTGTCGGCTGGGACCGTTATAACCGTTATGAGTTTTCGATGGAGTCCGGCGATTTCCGTCACGTGTCTAGCGTCCCGCATGGTGGTAACGGGTTGTGCCCGGTTACGCGGTTTGTGTCTGATATGGATGCTACTGGGCGGGCTATGGGCGCTGTGGAGCCTATTATCCCGTGGCAGGATTCATTCAACCAAGCATTGTTTAACATGTTGCTGGATCAGACGTTTAATGCTCAGCGCGTGTTGTGGGCTACGGGTGTTACCCCGCCTTATCAGAAGGATGCTGATGGCAACGTGTTGACGGATAAGCAGGGTAATCCGCTGTATGCTCCGTTTAAGATTAACGCGGGTGACATTATTGGCGACATGAACCCTGATGCTAAGTTCGGGCAGTTGTCTGGTTCCGACCAAAGCGGTTTTGTGTCTACGTTGGATATGTTGATTAAGGACTTTGGGGCGTTGTCTCAGACTCCGCCCGATTTCTTCCTTGGGCAGATGGCTAACTTGTCTGCTGAGGCGTTGGAAGCGTCTGAACGGACGTTCCGTCGCCGCGTTGACTTGTATGCTCGTAACTTCGGTGAGGCGTGGGAGCGCGTGATTCGTATTGCTATGTTGTTGGAGGGCCGTGAGCCGCGTGACGGCTGGGAGCGTAACGAGATACTGTGGCGCGATTTGGATCGCCGAGCTCTGTCGAAGGTCGCTGACGGCCTTGCGAAGATCGCGGTTGACTTGGATGTTCCTAAGCGCGCGTTGTGGACGTTGATTCCGGGCGTGTCTCCTACTCAGTTGGATCAGTGGTATGAGATGTATAAGGAAGAGCGGGAGGATGATCTGTTGAATGGCGCGCTTAGGTCGTATAATGAGTTTTTCACTAACGCTGGTTCTTCTAGCGGTGGGGAGTTGGATTCTCCTTCCACTGTTGCTCCTAACGGTTCTGCTGAGAGCGAGCTTTGATGGGGGACCGGAATATTGATGCTTTAAATAAGGCTTTCGGTGATGCGGTTGCCCGCCTGTCTGGTGAGGTTTCCGCACAGGCCGCCGCCGCATGGGACAACGCGAAAGACAAACGGGTTCTAGCCGGGCGCTTGTTGTCTACGGGCAGTAACGTGTGGTCGCGTGGTGCCGAGCTTGCTATGGCTTATTTCCGTCTTCGTATGGCTTTGGAGTTTGGCTATACGGTTCCTAGTGTGTTTATTGCTCCTAGCAATCAGCCGAAGTGGTATCAGTTGGGTGATCTTGTGGCAGAGTTTGAGTCTGTGGCTAGGGTTCCGGCTGGCGTCACTATCGTCGGAGCTAGGCGTATTAGCGTTAGCCTGTTGAAGGCCGGGGCGGTGTCGTTGCGTGATAAGCGTGCTAGGGATGTGCAGTTGATTACTGACCGTTTTGAGGATTCTCTAGCTTCTGTTGAGGCCGGTGATGAGGATAAGGTGCGTAGCTTGTTTGCTGGGACGATGGAGCATCTTGCGGCTGCTGGCTATAGGCAGTTGATTACGGATGTTGTGCCGCGTTCGGGCCGCTATTCTGGTTGGGCGCGAGTGTCCCGCACGGGCAAGCCTTGTGCTTGGTGTGCAATGTTGATTTCTCGCGGGCCTGTTTATCATAATGAGGCTACCGCTACAACAAGGCGTTCGCGTGGTATCGGTAAAGGTGGTGCTACGTTGAGTGAGGCTGATAATGGGCACCCCCATTGTCAGTGTTATGTCGTTCCAGTTAAGTCGCGCGCGGAGTGGCTTGTTGGGGATTTGTTTAGTCAGGGTAGGCAGTTCCAGTCCGAGTGGGTGAAGGGTATGAGCTTGAAGGATTGGCGTAAACAGTACTACCAGATTCGCGCTAAACAGTGGAGGGATAAGCTCGCATAGTCGGGTTTGTTTCTCGTTTCTTTTTGGTCAGGCAACCGGGAGTTGCCGGTGGCCCCCGGGTGGGGAAAATTGTTAAGGAGAGTGCTCGTATGCATGAAGAAAATCAAGTAGAATCTACAGAGGCCGCTAAGGATACACAGCCCACAGAAAACGCTACTGAAGCGCCTGTGGAGGCTGCGGATCAGGGAAAGGATGCTGAAGGCCAGGAGCCTCAGCATAGTATCCTAGACGGGGCTTCTGAGGAGATTGTCAACCTTGTTAAGGGATTGCGTGAAGAGAACGCGCGTCACCGTCAGAGCAACAAGCGGCTCCGTGAGGAGCTTGCTGAGGCCGCGTCGTCTGAGGACTTGGAGGCTATGAAGGCCCGTATCGCGGAGTATGAGGCTCGTGAGGAGTTGCGTGCGGCTCAACGTGAAGCACAGTCTTTGTTCCCGTCTGTGCCGATGGAGGTCGTTGAGTCGTTGTCCGGCGTGACTGTTGACGAGTTGAAGTCTCAGCTTGCGGCTATCGCTAAGATCACCGGGGCGGCTAATAGTGGCGTTCGCGCTTCGGGCGGGGGGCTTGCTCCGGCTGAGGACGTGGCTGATGAGGTTGATGTTGACGCGATTTTGGAGAGCATGTCTCGCCGACGCTGGTAAACGTTGCCTGCGTCTGTTTGGTTCAAGTTTAATGTTTTGGAGGTAAACTTTTATGCCTATTACAGAAAATGAATTTGTAAAGTTTAGTAAGAAGGCCGCTGACCTGTCTGTTCGCCTTATGGAACGCGAAATGGTCACGTCGAAGGCGTTCACTCGTATCGGCTTTGATGACTTCAAGGGTTCAGTGAACGACACTGCTAACATTGTTGTTCCCGGTATCCTGCCCGCACACGAATACGCATTCCGTAACAACCGTGCGGCCGAACTGGAAATCGACACCTACCGCGAAACGAAGATTCCCGTCACTCTGGGAACACACGTCTACTCGCGCGTCCAGCTGACTGACGAGCAGTTCGAGTTCGACTTGAATAGTCCCGGCTGGCAGTCTCTGTTGCAGACTCAGATGACTGGTATCGCTAACTATCTTGACGCTAAGTGCGCGGCACAGCTTTCCGCTGGCGAATACGCTGTCACTCTGGGCGTTAAGAACCCTAACGATATTCTGCGTTCTATCGCTATGGCGCGCCACGTCTTGAACAAGACTCGCGCCCCGATGAAGAACCGCATCCTTCTGGTCGGTACTGACTTCGATGCTGCGTTGCAGATGGACGAGACTTTCAACCGTTCTACTGGTATTGGTGAGAATGGTGCTTCGTCTGCTATCCGTGAGGCAACCATTGGCCGTATTAAGGGCTTTGATGTTGTTGTTTCTCAGGACATTAAGCCCGGTGAAGCTTACGCCTTGTCGGATGGCGCGTTTGTTATGGCTCAGGCCGCTCCCCGTCGCCCCGATGACGTGGGTGCTGCTGGCACTGCCGCGTTGGATGGTTTCGCGCTTCGCTGGATGCGCCAGTACAACCCGTCCCGACTGTACGATGAGAGCGTCGTTGATGCTTGGGCAGGTTGGACTCAGGTTAAGGACCCTGTGTACTTCGAGAAGAACGGACAGTGGACTCAGTCTACTGACAAGTACGCTATCCGCGCTGTTAAGCTTACGATGGGCGATACTGCTGCTGACTCGTTCTTCGCAACTGGTACCGATAAGGATGCTGTTGCTACAGGCTTGGGCTTGAAGGCACGTCCTAAGAGCCTGGTCGAGAAGGCTAACGCCTGACGGTAGCGGTGTTTGACATTGTAGGAAGGGAGGCTGGGTTTGGCTTCTTTTAATGAAACTAGTTTGGTTACTTTGGAGGATTTGGAGGCGCGGTCTCCCTTCCCACTGTCTAGCCGGGACCGGGAGGTTGCTAAGGCTGCGATTGTTGATGCGTCTAACCTAGTTCGGCATGAGGGGAATCCTAATTGGAATCCTATGAATGTGCCGCCTGTCGTTAAGACAGTGGTCCGTAACAGTGTGTCCCGGTTCATGAACCTTATCGATGGGGTGACTGTTAGTCGCGCGGGGGATGAGACTGAGCATTATACGGACTTGCAGGAGAAGACTGGTACGGTGTTTTTGACTGAGGATGAGAAGGAGACTGTGCGTCGTTGTGCGGGGCGCGGTCGTTCTTCTATGTTCGCGGTGTCTACGTTCTTGTACACGCCGCCTAACACGTCTGACCAGACTGCTACGCCTAATGTTACGGTTAGTCCGGTTCCTTCTGTGGCTCCGGCCACGGCGTTAGCTTCCGCGTTCTTTGAAGAACGGTTGTGATGCGTTATGGCTGTTGGACGTAAAAGGCGTGGCAGGCTTGACGGGTTGATTTCGTTTCAGATTGGTTTCTTGTATCCAAGGTTTATTGTTACGGATTCGCGGGGCAATCGTGTTGTTGTCCCGCAAGACGCTACTATCCCGATGGGCGGGAAGACTTATAAGACTGATGGGGCGGTGGCGGTGCGCATGAGCTACCAGTCTTTGGCTACTTCTAGGGGCGAGATTCCCGGCCAGTTGACTAATGCGGAAGTCAAGTTCTACGTGTCCCCCATAGCGGAGGATGGTAGAGTGTTGGCTGACTTGATGCGGCGTTATACGGGGCACGAGTCGGGGCAGGACGTTCCTGTTGGGCCTTGGACTCAGATCAGCTTCGATGGCCGCATGTGGGATATTAGCGCTCCGCCCGTGTTTAAGCGTGGCACTAGGCGCACGTCTCATTGGGAGATGACGGCTCACCCGTCTCATGGCGGCGATATTGCGCGCGTGCATGATGCTGTTGAGGCAGAGGCTATCGTGCCTGATAACAACGCGCCTAGCGGGAGTCATGAGGACTGGGATCACCTGTAGAAGAGGGGAGTGGTGCTTGTGGCTGGAATGTTGATGACACCTAAGCGGTTGAATAAGGTTGTTTCTCACATGCCTATTGTGAAGGCTGCTGTGCGTGATGAGACTGTTAAGCGCGCTCAGGTCGCTGAGGGCGTGTTGCAGGCGCATGTGCGTGAGGGGCATAGCAAGATTGTTGTCATGTTTGGTTCTACGGACGGCTATTTTGGGTTGTCTGATGAGCGTGGCCGTCATGCTGCTGCTGCTATCGAGTATGGGTATCCGGCTGGATACAGGTATCGTGTTGATAAGAAAACTGGCAGGCTGATCAGGCAGTGGTTTAACGCGCGCCGCCCTGTGGGGGCGTTGCGTGCGGGCATAGAGTATCGGGGGTGATCGTGTCTGGATGAGAATTTTAAACGTCTAGCGGGCCGAAGGCTGTTGGCTGAGGATATTATTCCCGGTATTCTCAGGAAGGTGTTGCCGGGTTATGTTCGCGTGTTGTCTCGCGTGGAGGAGAATCCTCAGTTTCCTTTCGTGTTGGTGTCTAGCGCGCGTGTGAGCGAAGGTCAGTCGCCTACGAGTGATCAGTCGGATATTCTTAGTTTTAATATTCACTCGTTTTGTCGGGGGATTGACGCGGATATTGACGCTGCTAACTTGTGTTGGGCGGCTGTTAACGCGATTAAGGACGCTGCGCTGCGTGGGGATAGCGTGGGGGATGGTCAGGTTATTGTCTGGTCTAAGCTGGTTATGGAGCCTTTGCGTAGGTCTGACTGGCAGGACGCATCCGGTCCCGTTCAGTATCAGGATTTGCCTCAGTTCGTTGAACGCTATGAAGCGTGGATGCGAGTACGGGTTATTCATCGTAAGTAATATATTTGTTTGGAGTGTGATAGTTTATGGCAGTTAATGGTGCTTTGATTGATGATAAGGTGATGTCGCGTGAGGTTTTCGACGTGTATGTTGCTGACGCGAATACGGCTTTGCCGAAGGTCGGTGATCTTGTTTCCGCGTCTAAGAAAACTGCGGCTTTGACGGCGTGGAAGCCTATCGGCCACATGTCTAGCGAGACTGGCCTTAAGATTGCGAAGACTGGTGGAGAGCTTTCTACTAAGTCTACTTTGCAGGTTGAGAAGTTCCGCGTGAAGTCCACGTCTATCGAGTGGTCTGCTGAGGGCGCTTTGGTTCAGTTCGATGAGGATTCGATTAAGCGCTTCTTTGGTATTAACGCGACTGTTGACGCGAATGGTTACATTAATGCTCCTACGGCTCCTAAGCCTGAGGAACTGGCCCTGTTGATGATTGCTCGCGATGCTGATATGGCGCTTGTGATGGGTGGCCGTAAGGTTGCTGTCGTGGGTAACGGTGATTTTACTCCTACTAACAAGGATGGTTTCATTGAGATGCCTTTGAAGTTTACGTTCTTGCAGGATTCTGAGGGTAATTCGTTTAAGATGTCTGCTGCCACTAAGACTGTGGCTTGACATTAGCCCAAGCGTGGGGTATCCTTACCCGTGTAGGGGTGCCCCACGCTTGGGGTTCTTTACGTGTTTTGTTCTTAGGGAAAGGAAGGGCATATATATGTCGATTGAAATTAACGTTGAAGATTTGCAGGAACTTGTAGAAGAGAATAGCCCGTCGCTCGTGGTTGGTGGCGTGCGTTTGCGTAATATCGCGTTGCTTGATGCAGACGAGTTTGATCGTTATGAGAAGCTGCTGCGTATCGGCAAGTATGAGGACGATACGGAGCGCGGGTTTAACATGGGTGAGCTTCTTGAGCGTTATACTGAGTTGTTTATTCTTCTTGCGGGCGGGGATACGCCGAAGGTTCGTAAGGTTTTGGAGTCTGTTACTAAGGTTCCGGGCGGCTTGGTGACGTTGATCGCCAAGTATTTTAAGGTTACTCAGGTGGGGGAAGCCTAGCCCTTAAAAAGGCTCTTGACGGCTGCTTGTGGGAAGTGTGCGCTGACATGTTAGAGCATTACAATATTGATATTGTTAAGACTCTGACTGTCGGCACCTACCCGCCGCCTGCCATGCTTGTCAAGTTGATTGATGAGCTGCCTGTTGGATCGCGTTATGTTGCTAAGAAGCTGGGTGACAATAGGTTCTTGGGTAGGACTAGGGATACCGTGGTCTTGGAGGATACGTATGATTTGATTCAGGCGTTGATGAAGGGGCTTGCCGGTGGGAAGGTTCCTATTGAGCCGTATCCGCGTCCGAAGGCTAAGACTGCTGAGGATGTGCGGCGAGAGTCTGAGGGCTTGTCTTTGCGCGAGTTGGTCTCATGGGGCGAGTCTTTGGGGCTTGTTGAGTGGGAAGAAGTTGAATTTGACGACGAGTAGTTGTCATTATGTTTTGGGGAAGGTTGCCGTTTTGGTGGCCTTCCCCTTTTTTTGTTGCGTGGGGTGGTGAGGGTTAGTGCCTGATGTTATTGATATTGGTGGAGAGAGCGTTCCGGAGATTGCGTGGCTTGCGGTTAAGATTCTTCCGGCTACGGCTGAGATGTGGCATGAGACGCGCCGTCAGGTTAAACTGTTAGAGAAGTCGCTTGATCCTATAAATGTTGAGGTTGAGCTTGAGGAGGAGCGGGCCGCGCAACGTGCTACCGAGTTGCATCGTGAGATTGAGCGCCGCCTGCGTCCTGTCACTCAAGAGGTGCGCTTGGAGTTGGATCAGCAGAATGTGGCTAAGAGTCTGGCTGAGCTGGAGCGTGAGAAGGTTCAGGTTGAGGCTGAGCGCGCTGGACGGTTGAAGCATTCTTTCAGTGATTTGGATAAGAGTCTTGACGTGTTGCGTCGTAAGCATCGCGCTATTTTTGAGGGTAAGGCTTTTGAGGCTCACCCGATTGCGTCTAAGAGTGGTAACTATTTCCCTTGGGAACATGAGCTGCCCCGGTTCTTGAAGGCTTTGGAGAGCAAGAAGGCTCAGATTCAGATTTACCCGGCTGACGATTGGAAGAGCCAGATTCGTGGAGAGTTGGACGGCTTCTTTAAGAAGGAGTATCGTGGGCAGGTTGAGTTTGAGGTTGCTGGGTCTTCTGTTGATAAGCTTCTTGAGGCTGATGGCCGGATTCGTGAAGAGTTTGGTCGCCGTCAGAATTGGAAGTATGTTGTTGATCTTGATAGTGAGGTTAAGTCTGGCCGTTTGGATTCTGTGTTGGATGGGATTCGTCGCCGTATTCGTGAGAAGGCTTTCGGTGCTCATGATAATTTCGAGTTTGAGATTAAGCCTAATATGGATCGTGGGGATTTGCGTAGGATTGGCCGCGAGTTGCGTCACTTTAAACGCCAGTGGGATAAGACTGAGCTAGAGTTTAAGCTTGGGTTGGATCATTCTGCCCGGTATATTACTGGTGCGCGTCTTGCGTTGTTGGCTCGTGACCGTTGGGTGTCGTTTAAGCCTATTGTTGATAGTAAGGCTTTTATTGCTGCTAAGACTGCGTTGGATGCTTTGAGTGGTTTCCGTCTTGCTCGTGATTTGTCTACGCGCTTGTGGGATATGGTTAAGAATATGGATAAGGCTGTGCCGCTTATTGGTCTTATGGCTTCTGGTTTGGCTGTGGCTGCGTCTGCTGCGTCTGTTTTGGCTATGCATTCGTTGACTGTTGGCGCTGGGATTGTCCGGGCTGCTGAGGCTGTGGGGCTTATGGTTCCGGGTATGGCTGTTGCGGCTGGTATTCTGGCGGCTTCGTTTGTTGTCCCGTTGAAGAACATCTCAGATCATATTACGCACCTTAAGGACGATTTTAAGGGCTTGTCTAAGGAGATGGGTTCTTCGTTTTGGGGTGAGGCTAAGGGGCGTTTTGAGGAGGCTTATGCTGGCCTGTTCCCGCGTTTGCGTGATGGTTTGAAGCGTACGTCTCAGGCTGCTGGCGAGCATTTCGCGTCGGTGTTGGTGTCTTTGGAGAAGATTGTTGGCCCTGCTATGGAGCGCCAGTTTGAGCATACTGGCCGCGCTATGGAGGAGCTTGCTAAGCATAGTGATGGTTTCGCTAAGGTTCTTCGCGTCTTGGGCGATGTGGGCACTAACGCTTTTGAGGATTTGTTGGGCTGGCTTGGCCGGGCTACTGATAAGTGGGCTGATTGGCTTACTGAGGCTGAGCGTACTGGTAAGCTTCAGGAGATTCTTGATAATGGTATGCGAGAGTTTCAAGCACTTGGGAAGGTTTTGTATCAGACTGGCCGGTTGTTCTCTGGTTTGACGGCTGTTGCTCGTGAGGCCGGGGGCGCTACGGTTGATGCTTTGGCTGGTGGCTTAAAGCACGCTGCTGATATTGTTCGTACTCAGGGTTTTGTTACTGGGTTTAAGAACGTGTTGGATGGTGCTCGTTTGGCTTGGGGTAAGTTTAAGACATCAGTTGGTGGCGAGTGGAACGCTTTCTGGCGTAACACTAGCGAGACTTTCAAGGTGGCTGCCGGGGACATGGGTGCTGCTGCCGGGGGTTTGACTGCCGGCTTGTTTAGGTCTTTGTCGTCTACTTCGTTCCAGACGGGCTTGCGTCAGTTCTTTACTGATTTGGCTGTGGGCGTTAGGAGTTTGGATAAGGTTTGGCCGCGCCTTGGCGACGGTTTGGGTTCATTGCTCCGTGTGGCGGGTTCGTTTGCTCGCGGCTTCGGACCGGTTATCGCGTCCACCTTGGGTGCGTTGTCTAACGCGGTTGTGAAGTTGGAGCCAGTGTTGTCGCGTGTTGCTTTGTCTTTGGGTGGCCGTATGGCTTCTGCGATTGACAGGGTTGCTCCATTGTTGACTCGTATGGCTGAGGCTGCGCTCAGGCTTGTGGAGGCGTTTACGAAGGTTCCTTTGGCTGCTGAGCTTATGGTTGGCGGATTCCTTGCGTTTAAGGGCTGGAAGGCTGTTAGCGGGCCTGTCACCGCGCTTCTGAGCGTGGTGGATAAGGCTGGTGTCCGTTTGGGCGATTTTGCTCGTTGGGCTTCGCTTACGGGCGATAACATGAGTAAGATGGGCGGGGCTGCTGGTTTGGCTGGTAAGGGCTTGTCTAAGGTGGGCGGCGGTTTGACTGCGCTCGCGGGCTTGGCTACTCCGATTACTATCGCACTGGGCGCGGTGACTGCTGCGTTTGTCTTGTTGGAGCGTGATAGTCAGCGTTTCGGTGAGAATGTGGGTAAGCAGACTGAGCGTATTGCGAACACTCTGAGTCAGGCTCAGGAGAAGATTCATGTTGCTGCTTATAACATGTCTACTGATTTCCGTAAGATTCAGGAGGAGGCTACTAAGCTGTCTACTGCCCCGATGTATCAGGGCGGCGGCTTCTGGGACTTGACTAACCTAGCATCACTGCCTACAGCGATGAAGGGTAAGATTAACTCTGTTCAAGCATCCTTGGAGCAGTACTCTAAGAATGGTGGTAGCCAGTCTGGTATTTTTGGTTGGATTGATAAGCATGGTAGTGCTGCTTCTGCTGAGGTTTCTCACCTTGCGGATAAGACTCGTGACTTTGCTAACAGTCTGAATGAGCTTGCTCAGAAGGATGGGCCTGCTGCTATCAAGAACATGAAGGCTTTGGCTGATTCTTGGCGTGCTGCTGGCGTTCCTGCTAACGATATCCGCGCTGCGTTGTCTCGCATGTTGCAGGATAGCCCCGCGTTGCGTAGCGAGTTGGAGTTGTATGCTGCTCAGATGGGTAAGTCTACTGACCAAGCGTCCTTGTTGAACATTGCTATGGCTGGTACTGCTAGTATTGCTCGCGATAACGTGGATGCTTTGGAGGCGCGTAACAGGACGTTGGGCGCGTTGAATGGCTTGTTGGATAAGTCTGCGTCTCGTTGGGGGTTGACGTTTAGTCAGGCTTCTCAGGGCGTTGACGTTCTTGCTAAGACTAGTGATGCTTTCTCTAATGTGGGTAAGGCTTCTCGTGATGCTTCTGGTGAGGCTGTTAAGAGTGTTGACGATTACTTGGAGAAGTTGCGGGAGCAGCAGAAGGCTCAGGCTGACTTCGCTAACAACCTATATACTCTTATGAAGGCCGGTTTTGATACTAAGGCTATTGAGACGTTGCAGCATACTGAGTTTGGCGCTAACTATGCTCAACAGCTTGCGGATAAATACCGTCAGGGTGGTGAGGCTGCTCGGGATGAGTTGAAGAAGGCTAACGATACTCTAGCTGCTGAAGCTCAGTCTGGCATGGATCGTTTGAGGGAGATTAACGCTCAGGGCGCTCTTGGGAGCCGGGACGAGATTCAGCGTAACTTTGAGGGGCTACGCGGCTCCCTGTCCAACGTTCTCGCTCAGGAAGGCGTGGATGCTTCTGAGGTGTTGAAGGCTACCACGTCGGATCAGTTACAGTCTGCTTTGTCTGATCTTGGTATCACGATGCGAGACGAGGGCGGGAAGATCATGCTCCAGTTCCGCGACGGGGCGTTGTATTCCATCCCGGATGCTGTCGATCCTTTGACTGGTAACATTATCGGCCAGTGGCAGAAGGAAGGTAACACTCGTGTTGGTGCTTTCCAAGGTGCTGGTTCTGAGTCTGCTATCGGGTTCGCTAACGGGGTGTCTAGTGGTATGGATGCTGTTCGTAGCGCGGCTGGTATTGTGACTGGTCAGGGCGTTAACGGTCTACAGGCCGGTAAGCCTAGGTGGAATGATGCTGGTGTTGCGTCGATTAACAGTTTTATTGCTGGTACGGATCGTGGTCATGATGTGTATTTGGCTGGTCAGTCTGCTGCTAATAGTGGTGTGTCTGGTTTGAATAGCGTGTCCTCATATAGTGCTGGTGGTTCGTTTGCGTCTGGGTTCTCTGATGGTATTTATGGTAATCAGGGTAAGGTGCGTTCTGCTGCTCAGAGTGTTGCTAACAGTGCGCTGGCTGTTATAAAGAGCGCTTTGGAGATTAATTCGCCGTCTAAGGCTACTCGCCGTTTCGGTTATTCGTTCTCTGAGGGGTTCGCTCAGGGTATTGAGCGTGAGGGTAAGCAGGCTGTTATGGCGGCTGAGAATATCGCTCAGGATTCTGTGGAAGCGTTGGAGGCTAAGGCTGCTAATGTCCGGTCGTTCCGTGGTGTTAACGCTGAGTTTAAGGAGAATCTGACTGTTCAGGCTAAGATTGATCCTTCGTCTTTGAATGGTGCGAAGATTAATTTGACTGTTGATGGTGAGAGTTTCCCGGCTTACGTGTCTGATGTTGCGGATAGTCGCGTTGAGGCTGGCTTTGAGGCCGTCTACGGCTAACATGCCTTTATGCTAGGCGCATGCCTGTTTGTGGTATGCTTGTGGGTGTGCGCCTAGCATGGTGCCCTTGTTAATAGTAGTGTGGAAGGGAGAGTGAGTGTTTTATGGCAGTGTTGTCTGGCTGGGTTAATAGTGTGACCGGCCTACCTTGTTTTAAGGTTGAGGGGCGCGGGAAGCTGGAGACGGCTGATGGCCGTGTCGTGTTTGAGAACACTAGCGGTGGCGTGGCTTACGTGTCTGATATTTTCGCGCCGCCCGGCGTAGCTGTAACATATAAGTTTGCTGGTAAGCAGGTTACGTTGACTCGCACGGTGAAGTGCCGTGAGGGTGGCGCGTTGTTTACTAGTGTTGATGGCGTTCAGGTTGCCGTGGACTTCTACGAAGGGCCTACGGATGACTGGACTAGCGATACGGGGGTGAGCGAGTTCTCTAATGGCGTAGTCCGATTTGGTACTGCCCGCCGCGAGGGTGGTTGTCGCGTGTGGTTGGAGTCGTCTCCTGAGTTGATTAAGTCCTTCATGCAGGTTTTGGAGTCTCGCGGCTTGGTGAGTGTTGCGTTGGATCGTCCTGCTTTGGGTGTGCCTCAGGTCCGTTGCGTGCTTATCAGTAAGGTTACTGTGTCGCGTGTGGATACTCAGGGCGTTCACAGGGTGGACATCGAGTGGGTTGAGAAGCCGTTTCCCGTGTTGCAGTTGTCTGCGTTTTCCGGGGGTTTTGCTGGTGGGGCGGCTACGTGGAATGAGGCTACGCGCCTTGGCTACAAGTGGACTGCTGGCTGGTCGTATGAGACTTTGGTGAACCGGTTGGGTGGTGCGTTGTGAGAGCGCCTGCGAATGTTGATAGTCGCGTGTTTGCGACACCGGGAAGGGTTTCTGCGCGCGTTGATAGCGCTCGCGGCCCTCACGTACTGGCAACGGGTTTAAGCCCGTTAAAAGCCCGTCTAGACGTGTCTACGGGCGTATCGCGGTCAGAGACACTGACCTTACAGTTTGATAGTACGCTTATTCCTGTTGATGAGTGGAGTCCTCTTGCGGCTATGGGTCAGACTTTGCATGTGCTGGTGGATGTTGATTTGTCGGATGGTACGCGGTTTACTGTGGACAGGGGTTGGTTTCTTATTCAGGAGGTGTCGCCTACTCGTGAGGGCGGGGTGAATGTTACGTGTAAGGGTTTGATGCAGCGTTTGGCGGATGATCCTTTCCCGTTCCCGTCTAGCCCGCCCGCTGGGTCTACGCTTCGTACTGAGTTGGAGCGGTTGTGTTACCCGTATTTGAGTGTCGTGCTGGATGGGGTGTCTGACCGGGGTTTGCCGGGTGGCCTTGCTTGGGGGCGTAGCCGTACCGACGCGGTAGAATCCTTGTTGTCGTCTTATGGTCTTGTTGGCCGTGTGATGGAGGATGGCGCGTTGCATGTTGTGCGGCCTGATTCTTCCCGGGTTGATGCTCGTTATACGGACGGTAGTCTCGTGTTGGAGGCTAACGCTAAGTGGACTCACACTCACCCTAATCACTGGCTGGCTGTCGGTAGTAAGACTGAGAGTGTTAAGACTGATGGTAAGCATAGTCATAGTGTTAAGCATGATTGGTGGAGTGAGGCTTGGGCTGACGGCGCGTTCGACAAATCCCTATACGGGGTTGTGACTGAGGTTGTTGAGGCTAAGGCCGCTGATGGCCAGTATGATGTGGATAGGGCTGCTGGTCTGGCAGTGAGGCGTTTTTCTCCTAGTGGCGTGAAGTCTTTTACTATGGTTCCTGATTATCGTGTTGACATTGGGGATGTGGTTAGTGTAGACTCTGATCTTGGCAATGTTATTGGTAGCGTGTCGGGTTACAGTATGCCTTTGGATGGTAGCGTGGAGACGATGCGTATTGATATTGAGGGGGTCATATAGTGGCTATTCCTGTTTTGGATTTTAAGAAGTTCCGTGACAGTCAGGTTCGCGCGTTGCGTACTGGTATGGGTGGCGGCGTTGTTCCCGGCGTGTTTAAGGGGCCTGATCCTGACGCTGACGGGCGGGCGCTTGTGGAGATTGGCGTGGAGGGGAACATTGTGAGCGTCCCGCATGGCGGCGGCGTTTTCCCTGTTGGCGGTGAGGTTCTTGTTCAGGTGAATGATGATCTTGTTCCTACCGGGCTACTGGCTGGCGGTTCGGCTGGCGGCGGGGAGACTGTTGCTTTGGGTGCTACTGGTGAGGCTATTCAGGCTCAGGGCGATAAGCTGGGCAAGAGTCTGGAGGATATGTCTAAGCGCGTGAAGGCTGCTGCTGAGGGGCCTGTTGATACCGGGCGTTTGCGTGCTGGTGAGGTTTTGATTAAGGGAGATTTGATTGCTGGTAACACTGTGGGGGCGCGGCATATTGTTGCTAGTGAGGAATTGGAGGCTAAATTGGCTACTTTCCGTAAGATTACTACTGATGAAATTGTTGCAGGTAAGGCGAAGATTAGTGGCAGTTTGATTGCTGACACGCTTGAAGGTAAGACACTGAAGGGCGCTCGCATTGAGGGCGGCAGCATGGTGTTGCGGCCTGAGAATACGCCTAAGTTGGAGCTTCATGTCGAAGCGGATGAGCATAATGATGTTCCAAGTATTGCGCTGAAGCGCGCCGAGAATGTGGGCGGCGAGTCGCGAGATTCGCACGCTTTCCTAGTGGAGGCCACGAATGAGGGAGGTTTTGGCACCGGCTACCACACGACACTTCGAGTAGGGTCGATGGATACGAGAACTCCTGATGGGAGGCCGCTCCCGGGAGGTGCGGAAGTTTCTACTCTAGACTTTACCACTCAGGGGGTGACGCACAATCGCGGGACTAAGGGGGTTACTGCCTTCTGGGAGGATATTATTGGCGCGGCTAAGGCTTATGCTGATTCCAAGTCTAAGCCCGCCCAGCCCACACAGCCCGCGATTAAGGAGGAGAAGCGCGGCTTCGGCGATCTTGACCGCGACTGGAAACGAGAACCACGCGAGTTCGAGCTAGTCAAGACTGGTCAGATCGTTGACTTGTTTGGTGGCGAGTGGGTGCGTCAGAATAGCGAGTGGAATTACACTGGGAATACTTGGTACCAGTGGAACATTATTCCTGAGGGGTTCCGTCCTAAGCAGTGGGTGCATTTCACTGTTGTTATTACGGAAGATAATTTCCCGCACTTCGCTCAGGGCCAGATTCGCCCGGACGGAACGTTCGCATTGAAGCTGGATAAGGGTATCCGCGTTAAGCCTAACGTGTCTCGTATTATGATTCCGCCTGTTCGCTGGCACCTGTGACCTTAGAGGGGGTTTGTTTTGGGAAGTAAAACTCTAAGAGGAATGGTGCTCCCAGACGGTACAGATGACCTTCTGGGATCGTTCCGTAGGGCGTTTGAAACAGCCGGGACGGTAACACGCGCGTCTAGCGTGAGTCAAGCTCGCGAGATTCTGACTCAGGCTCAGGATGCTGGCATGGGCGCAACCACGGCACAACCTTGGTACTTCAGCATCGAACACTTGCTGTACATTGCGGATGGTTCTAAGTCTGGTGATGGTCGGTGGGTGTTGCGGCCTGTGAATGAGGCTGAGACAAGTGTCTCAGTATTCGGTCTAACGAATGAGATTCACGTGTCTAATGGGGAGTATCGTTGGATTGGTTCTGGCAGTCTCCCTGCAAGGCCGTATCGTCGTCTTGTGTATGCTACGGTGATTGGTTGGGGGCGTGTCGTTGGTGACGTGAACTTGGTGTTGCGTATTGGCGGTGAGGGTGGCCCTAAGTCGTCCTCAGCGTGGGATCACGAAGATAGTCAGTCTCAGTCTGTGACGTGTTTTGGTTATGTGGATGCGAATGTTACGCCGAAGATTGAGGCCCTTGTGCAGGGCTACAGGGCGCGTGACACTCAGTCTAATGGTGGTACTGTTCAGTTTGTTCAGTCTAGCGAGTTGAATCGTATTATGGTTCAGGCTTTCCCAGCTACGGAACAGTAGCGGGGTTTTTGTGGGGTGTGGCGGGCTGGCCTGTTTGGGTTGGCCCGCCGTGCTGTGTCCTTTGTAAAAAGAAGATGAATGGAGAAAATAGTATGGCAGATTTGCAAAAGTTTATTGACCGCGTTCGCTGGCTGTGCGCGTATGGCAACCTTGGTTACGATCAGTGGAATCGTTGGGATGTTCGTGAGGGCGGCGAAGCTGACTGTTCTAGCCTGATTATTGCAGTGTTGCGTGAGTGTGGTTTTGATACTGGTGGCGCTACTTACACGGGTAACATGGCTGCTGAGTTGTGTAAGCATGGCTGGCGACAGTTGCCTAATAACGGGTATCCGCAACCGGGAGACATCCTGTTGAATCACCGTAATCATGTTGCGCTGTTGGTTGACTGGGGGATTCTGGCTCAAGCGTCGATTGACGAGAACGGGGATATCGCTGGGGGCGAGTCTGGGGATCAGACTGACCGCGAGACTGTTGTGAAGCCTTATTATGATTACCCGTGGGACTGCTACCTCCGCTATGAAGGCGCAACATCCCATGAGGGCGGTTATACTGATTGCCGAGCTGTTCAGGCCGCTGTCCGTGCGGATGTTGATAACGTGTGGGGGCCTGACACTGAGAAGCGTGTTGACGCTGTTCGCAAGGCTTCTAACTGGGGTGGAGTCCAGTTCCCCTACGGTGTAGAGTTCACTCAGGGCGTTGTTGGCACTGAAGTGGACGGTATCTGGGGCGATAATAGCATGTCGGCTCACGATAATTGCGTCCAGCTCATTCAGGAAGCTGTGGGCGCTAACGTGGATGGTATTTGGGGGCCTGAGACTGAGCGTCTTGTTCGTGCGGTGGAGGCTGGCGCTGAGAAGCCGTGACATGTCCCACTGCCTGTTACTGTTTGTTTAACAATATTTTAGGAGGGGTTGCTTAATGTTGGGTTATCATATTGATCCTTTTGTTGTATCTATCCTTGTAGGCGTAATCTGGCCTGTGGTGCAGCATGTCGCACAGCGCGCGTCATGGACAAGCAAGACTAAGCGCTTTATCGCCTTGGGGTTTGCTGTCGTAGCGTCCGTACTGGTCTGGTTTGCTGGCGCGTATCCTGCGTCTTGGGAGTTGTTTACTGCTCAGTTCCTTGTGGTGTTTGGCGCGGGGCAGGCTGTGTATGCGGTTTTGAAGGCTGCTGGCGTGTTGGATTGGGCTAAGGCTGATCCCGGTGATGTTGCTACGGTTGACGGCGTGTTTGACTATGTGGCTAAGCACGCGCCTACGGCGACTAAGACTGGCGGGGAGTGATATCGTAGGATGTTTCTTCACGTTCCCCTTAGTATTTTAATGGTTCAGTCCCTTTCGGCTTGGCTAGGGGACGCGAGGTTGTATGATTCTTTGTTTGCACTGATGATTGCGGGTTTCACTTATTTCAGCGCGCGTATCAACAAGAAGGTTGAGCGCATTGGGGAACACGTTGAACAGACTCGCGAACAGGTGACGAATAATCATACTGTTAATTTCCGTGAAGAGATGACGGAAATGAATGAGAGTTTGAAGGCTAGTCTTGAGGAGATTCGACGCGAGTCGGCTAAGCGTGATGCTTTGGCTGATGAGCGGGCGAACTGTTTGATGACTCAGATGAATGAGATTACTCGTCGTTTGAATAGTTTTATTTATGATGGTGTGGACGACCGTCATAAGAAATAGGGCTATAGGTCTTTAAGCGTTTTGCCCCGCATGGCGCGGCGCTCTTCTAGTTTTGCGTTTAACTACATATTGTGGTATAGTGCTTAACTGTGAGTGTCGTGTTCGTGCGGGGCTTTACTCGTATAGTTTGTTTGGAAAAGGGAAAGGGGGCCGGGCTTTGGGTTTTAGTGAGAGTTTTAAGAAATGTCAGGAGCAGCCTCAGAGTAGGCCGTGCCGCGTTGAAGTGATTCGCCGTGGTTTTGATGGTGCTGATCGTGTTCAGTTTGAGAAGATTCTGGCTGATCCTAGCGTGCCGCATAGCCTGATCGTGCGGGCTTTGGCTGTGGAGGGTATTAAAGTTTCTGCTAGTACTGTCGGGCTACATCGGAGGGGGGCATGTTCCTGTGGGATTCAGTGAAACTTGGAATAAGATTGGCGGGCAGGTTGAGTCCAGCTATGATTTAAAGATTTTGACTATTGATATTGAGTGTTCCCCGTCGGTGGCTCACGTGTGGGGACTATGGGATCAGAACGTTGCTATCAACCAGATTGTGGAAGATGGCCGGATGATTTGTTTTGCTGCTAAGTGGTACGGCGACGAGCAAACACTGTTCTACAGTGACCAAGGTAAGGGTGGTCATGCTGGCATGGTTCGTGCCGCGTGGGAGCTGTTGAACAAGGCTGATATTATTGTCACGTATAATGGTATTAACTATGACGTGAAGCACTTGAACAGGGAGTTTGTCATGTTGGGTCTTCCGCCTGTGGAGCGGTTTAAGCATGTTGATTTGTTGCGTGTGGTTAAGAAGCATTTTAAGTTTCCGTCTAACAAGCTTGATTACGTGGCTCAGCGCCTTGGTATCGGCCATAAGGTGGTTCATGAAGGGCATGGCTTGTGGGTTGCTTGTATGGAGGGTGACGTGGAGGCGTGGCAACGCATGGAGGCTTATAACCGTGGTGACGTGACGTTGACTGAGAAGATGTATGACAGGTTGCGCCCGTGGTGCGGCGTGGGCATGGGCGTGTCTTTGGCCGTGTATGATGGCGACGTGTTGTCTTGCCCAGCTTGTGGCAGTATTGAGCGCGTGGAGACTGAGCCTGTTGTTGTGGGCGTGTCCCGTTTCCGTGGCTACAGGTGTTCGTCGTGTGGTTGCGTGTATAGGTCTAGGACTCGCGTGGGCGACGTGAGCGCGGCGCGTCCTGTGTCTTAACAGGGCTTGTTTTTGGGGTGGTATGATTTCCCTTTGGGGAGGTTATGCCACCCCTTTCTTTTTTGTATCTACGTGTTGACATGCGTGTGGTAGCGTGCTAGTGTTGGTCTTGTTGGAAAGCGACTATCTCTTTTAGGAGGATGCTCATGGAAGAAAAGAAAGACGAAAATGTTAAGGACATTGCCGCCTTGTCTTATAGCGCGGTGAGCGCGTATAGCGAGTGTGGTAAGCGTTGGGAGTTGTCTCGCTTGTTTGGGTTGGATAAGTCTACGTGGTGGGTGACTCTCATGGGGACGGCTGTCCATTATGTGACTGAGCAGCATGACTTGAAGCGCTGCGGCCTACCCTTTGAGGACGTGACCTTCCAAGAAGCGTTCGACCGTGAGGTGGCAAAGGCTGAGCGGTTTAACATGGAGATTAAAGCGTCTGGCCGCGTGTTGAAAACCTTGGGCAAGGGCGGCGGTCCTAATAAGAAGGACCGGGAGTGGTGTGAGCATTTCGGGCCGCTCATGGTTGAGGCGTGGGATAAGTGGCTTGACGAGCGTTCTCTTGAGGTGTTTGTTGATGCTAATGGTGCGCCGGGTATCGAAGTTAAGCTGACTGGGAACCTAGGTGGCGCAAACACCGTCGCCTATGTTGACCGAGTGTTGGTAGACAGTCTTGGGAACATTTGTATTGTCGATCTTAAGACTGGTAATGTTCCGTCTAGTGTGGGACAGTTGGACGTGTATGCTGCTTTGTTGGGGCAATGTGGTTTTACTGTTGACCGTGCTGGTTTCTGGTCTGCTGCTGATGGTGACATTAAGGCGTGGCATGATTACCGCGATCGTGTTCCTGCCCTGTTGGTTGGGGATTGGTTTGGTCAGGCTATGCGCGGCATGGAGGCTGGCGTGTTTGTCCCTAACCCGGGGTCTGGTTTTTGCGCTAGTTGCCCCGTGCGGGAGTATTGTGCTACTGTTGGTGGTAAGCGTGCTGGTGAGCTTGGCCCGGTTCCTACGGTTCGGGTTGCGCGAGCCATGGCTGGTACGCTACTATAAGACTTGACATCGTTTCGTTAAACATTCTTGGAAAGGAGAACACGTGGCTGGAAAGAAAACTGAAACACAATCCCCGTGGAACGGGGAAGATGCTCCTGTCACCGTGACATTGAAGGCCGGTAAGGGGTATGATGATCCTTGGATCGTAGTCAAGGGCTCTGTCCGTGAAGTTCACGAGCACCTGTTGGAGCTTATGGGTTGGGATGCTAGTAAGATTGACGAGCTACCTCTCGCGTCTACCGTGTTGGCCGCGTCTGACACATGGCACGCACAGAACAACGTGGCGGGAGAGCTGGGTGGCCGGTTCCTCTCTGAGTCTACGGGCGCGCCTGTAGATTATGGTAGCCGCGTGGAGGACGTTCAGGCAGAAGCCGGTGTCCCTGCTGAGATTATCGGTAATGATGCTGCTATCACGGTGTGGCAGGCTATGGAGTCTGCTACTACGGAGGAGCAGATGAAGCAGTTGTGGAAGGATCGTCGTTTGACGTTCCAGAATACGCCTGAGCTTGTCCCGTTGTGGCAGGAGAGAGCTAAAGCTATTAAGGAGTCTGGTAATCCTACTGGATTATTTGGCAACTAACAGTTGACATGCTTCCTGTAGCGTGTTATGATATTCTTTGTTGAGAGCGTGGAAAGGTTCTGGCTCTCCCCTTTTGGAAAGGTTGTGTGATATTTATGTCTCGTATTTCGATTAGCGAAGCTGCTCCCGCTGGCGGTTTCTTCTCTCTGTCCAAGTATGGTAACAGTGAGGCCCTGATCTTTGTCCCCCGCACTTGGAAGGGGCCTGTCTCTTCTAGGTGGGGTGAGCGTGATGCGATTGAGGGGGACTTCTTCGTGTTCCCCGACACGGCTAGTATGGTCGCTATGAATCCCGAAGAGTTGATGAATGTTACTTGTACGGATACGGCGATTACTCGTATTGCTCGCGATTATATGGGTAAGGTTATTGGCCCGTTCCGCGCTGAGAAGATTACGACAAAGAATGGTAATCCCGCGTGGGTGCTTCACGAGTTGCCTGAGGGGAATAAGGGTGTGAAGGAGTGTACTGAGTTGGCTGACAGTCTTGCTTCTACGTTGGAGAAGGCTGAGGCTGGTGAGGATGACATGCCCGCCTACTAACCCGTAACCGTTTCCGTGTTTTCGAATCTTCTCTGCCGTGCTCCCACAGTCATGATACTGCTACTGTTGTGGTTGTGGGAGCGTTAAGCGGCGAGACATAGTTTAGGAGGAAGGGTTATGGCTGGTAACGCTTTCAGGGGGCTGCTTGCTCGTAAGAATCTCGCTCGCGAGCTTCCACGCATTCCCGGTTTTGATGACGTGTACGGCTTGGGTTGCAGGTTCCATTACGGTCAGGAGATTATGATTGCTGGCCGTAGCGGTAGCCAGAAGAGCGGCCTAGCGTTGTATATGGTGTCTAAGTGGAATCTTCCCACACTCTATTTTAGTGCTGACATGAGCGCGTCTACGGCGGCTAGTCGCGTCGCGTCTATCGTGACAGGCAAGAACACTCGTGAGATTGACGCGCTAATGGAAACACATGAAGGCGCTGACTTCCTACTGTCTGCCTTGTCACGTAACAACATTACGTTCTGTCATGGTAATCCTATTACGTGGCATATTGTGGAGGATCAGGTTAACAATTTCGTGACTTGTTTCAACGAGTATCCTAAGGTTGTTGTGTTTGATAATCTTATGGATTTTAGTGGGAGCGAGTCTGACTATCAAGCTCAGATGGCTGTGATGAATGATATTACGTCGTTCACTCGCCAGATTGGGTGTGTGAGCATTGTGTTGCATCATGCTACGGATAAAAGCAGTGCGGCTGTGAGTGATCCTTCTCGTCCCCCGGCGCGTAGTGAGATTAAGAACGGTGTTGCTGAGAAGCCTGAGCTTGTGTTGACTGTTGGTTTGAAGCCGCCTGCTTATGAGGGTATGCGTGGTGAGATGCGTGTGGCTGTGGTGAAGCAGCGTGAGGGGACGTGTGATCCTTCTGCTCAGCGGTTTGCGGTGTTGTCGTGTGATCCGTCTCGTACTTGGTTTGGCGGGTTTGACGCTCGCAATAACGGGTGAAAGGAGAGTGGTTACTTTGGGTAGTTTTCTTGTGTGGGTTACTGTCGGACTGCTAGTGGGATTGTTTGCTGCTGTTGTGGTCGATACTGTGAAAATGATGCGGGCTATTAAGCGCAATCAGAAAGAACGAGAAGAACTAGATAAAAAGCTGGCTAAGTTGACTGATGATATTGTCAAGCTTTTTACTATGGAGGAGGGGCGTTAAAATGTTGCAAACACTTTTAACGATCTTCATAGCCGCACTGATTGTTGGCGGCCTAGTGTTTTCGGTGATGCTTTTTAGGGAGCCGTGCGACACTCTCGGTTGCATCTTGTCAGATTGGCTGAGCGAGAAGTTCTCGCGGAATAAGTAATTATTTTCTACGTTTATTTTTGGAGGTTAATGTTATGGGGATTGGAACGTTTTTTGTGGCAGGGTTCTTTGTGACGCTTGGCGGTTTGGCGGCTTGGGGCCTTGTCCAGCTTGCAGGTATTTTTCTAGGAGCGATGGCTGACGCTATTGAGAACCATGTTTCACGATAAGCGTGGAAGGAAGAGGGTTGTTTTATGAATGGTATTGTTGGATTGGTCGCGTTCGGCGTATTGTGCGCGGGTTTTCTTGCCCTATGTTTTGCGGTTATGTTTTGGGGGCGCAGCGTTGAATGTAAACTAGGGTTGTCGGATTGGCGTTCTCGGGCCGCTAGGCGTGCTGCTGATGAGGCGAACAATCTTCTTCGCATCTCATGGGGCGTTGAGCGTAAACTGGAAGCACGTATTCGCGAGTTGGAGTTGCGTATTGACGATTTGGAAGGTGAGGTTGCTGATCATCGTGCGTTCTTGAATTTCATTGAGGATTACACGATTGAAGCAGATGTTGCAGGTTCTCGGGCGTTGCTGTCTGGTTGCGACTGCTGCAACCCAGAACTAGACTAAGAAGGGAGGCTCGTGTGGCTAATCCTAACAAGCGTAAAGGCACGTCGTGGGAAACGGACGTAAGGACCTACCTACGTGAACGCGGCTGCGACGTGGAAGCACTCAGACAGCTAGGCTCTTTGGATGAAGGCGACATGGTTGTCCGAAGCAAAGACGGCGTTCGGTTTGTGATCGAAGCTAAGAACACTAAGCGCATGGAGATCCCGCGTTACTTGCGGGAAGCTACAACAGAGTGCGCTTTGTATGCTTCTAATCGTGGTTTGGAGAATGATAGCGTGTTTCCTATTGCGGTGGTTAAGGCTCGCGGTAAGAGTGCTGAGGATGGTTGGGTTATTTTCCGGTTGGAGGATTTCGCTGAGTTGCTTAACCGAAAGTAGCATGGTACGCTAATGTTATTGCCGCCTGTGGCGGTAAAAACTTGGCGGTAAAAGAAAATGAGGGGCGGTGACGCGGCTATGTCAAACAGCAAGACATGTAGGAACAAGGACTTGTTAGAGTTTTGTTTCAGGCATTATGGTTTTGACACGGCGCGTCGCCGCTTTCTCATGCCCTGCCCGTTCCATGCTGATAGTCAGTCGTCTTTGAGTGTTGATCTTGAGAAGGGCGTGTGGAAGTGTTTCGGTTGTGGGGAGCAGGGGGCCGGGTGGCGTTTTATTGAGCTTATGGAAGGTTGTGATTGGAAAGATGCTAGATCTGTTGCGTCCGATTGGGGATACGGTGTTGACGGAAAACGCGGCGCGTATGAAGGCGTACAGCGGCCCGGCTGGGAAAGCAGCGGCAATAGAGTATTTGGGGACGCGGGGTATTCCGGAAAGCGTGGTGGACGGTCTGGAAGTCGGGCTGGTTGGTGAACCGCTACCGGGGGATGAAAGGTTCCAAGGCTGGTTGTCGATCCCTTATTTTAATTGTGCTGGTAACGTTGTGGGCATGAGGTTCCGTAATCTCAGGCCGGATGCTGATCCGCGTTATTCTATGCGTGGGGGGGATCATACGACGTTGTTTAACCTCAGGGCTACTCAGGGTTTTGGTGACATGCATGTGTGTGAGGGCGAGATTGATACGATGAGTCTCGTGGCGTGTGGCCTTAATGCGGTCGGCGTGCCGGGTGTGAATAATTGGAAGCAGCGGTACGCGGCGTTGTTTGATGGCTGCCGCGTATTCGTGTGGGGCGACGGTGATACGGCGGGGGATGGCTTGTATGAGTCTGTTTCTGAGAATATTATTGATTGTGTTCGCGTTCCGGTACCTAGGGGGATGGACGTGAATAGTGTGTTGGTTGAGAAGGGTAGGAAGTTTTTGCTTGGTCTTGTTTATGGTGAAAGGAGCTAAGTGTTATGGGTTTTGTTGAGTCTGTTGGCGCGGTTGATGAGCAGCGTGTGAAGGATGCTTTGCGTGTTATGTCTTACAGTGCGGGCGCTAAGCGTCGCGATAGTTTCCAGTCGTTTGAGGACGCTATTGGCTACGGGTTGTGTCGTGGTTGTTGGGTAGCGTCTAAGCGTTTGCGGTGTGATTTTCTTGAGCTCTTGGGTTGGGCTTGGCTTGACACTATGAGTAATCCGCGTGTGTGTGTGAGGAGTTGGGAGCGTGCTGGCGTGTCTGGTTTGGTGAATCATTTCCGCTGGGCGTGTTTGGCGGGTTGGAGGCGCGCTAAGGGTAAGCGTCCTGATATGGCTTTGAGCATCCGTGAGGTGCCGTCTGGCCTGTATATTGAGGGAAGCGGGTGGGTTTAGTGTTTGAGTATACGCCGGGCGTTGTGTGTGCCGCGTTGCCGCTCGTGTTTTGTCAGCATGGTTTTGACGGGCCTATTGGTGAGGATCGTCCACATGTGGAGCCGGGTATGCCTAGGGCGCGGCGTGATCCGGGGGACGTTGGCAATTTGTCTTGTGTGGTTGTTGATGTTGAGGCTGGTTTGCGCGCGTTGCTTCCGGCGTGGAGGCAGATGCTCGTGTTGAAGTATGTGTGTGGTTGGACTCGTACTGAGCTTGCCGCGCGGTTTGCTTGTAATCCGCGTACTGTTGATCGCGTGTTGTTGAAGGCTCCTCAGTTGATGTGTGATGTGTTGAACGGCGACGCTTAAAACAGGAAATAATGTGGCGTGGGGGTACGGTGTTAGCATCGTGCTCCTACGCTTTACTATACGCACTGTAAGCCTCTCTAACAGGCTTTCAGGCATAGGGTAGTGTGATCATACTAGGAGCATGTTGTTCGCTCGTTAGAACGGCTCTCAGACAGCTTTATGAGAGTATAGGGAAAGGTGCTCTCAGTAAAACACTGAGGGCACCTTCTCTTGCGGGCTACTGTTTGACGGCAGCTGCTCTTTCATGTATACGGTACGACACGTAACCCAAGTCAACCATGTTGAGTGCTTCCCACAGCGGCTTATTACCGGCTGCGATATCATCCCATAGTCCCGGCTCGTTCTTCAACCGTTCTTCCAACCGCTCCCGATAGTACTCCTCATGCTCGTCTACACGCGGGTAGGCGAGTCGACTCATTTGGCCTTCCTGCAAGTCCTCATACAAGTCATCTAGCAGTTTGTTCCTTACTTTCCACTCCCTGCTCGTGACACGGTATAGTTCGCCTTCGCTGTCTGCGATAATGATCCCCGGGCTACGTTGCTCCCAAGGTGCTAGTTCCACGGCCAGGCTAAGGCTAATGGGTTCGGTTACTGTCCTAACGTTGAAAGTCCTATTCGGGTTGACGAGCTTCCAGTAACGTGACTCCAAGTAGATCGTGTCAGATTGCCTGAGTTCGCGGTCGGGGTCGCGTGGGACTGCTACGAGTGGCCTGATGGAAGCCTCCTGCCAGCGCGTAAGATTATATTCGGGCGCCCGCACTTCACACAGGATGCTAGCGTATTCTTTCTGGCAGTAGTCGCATAGGAGTCGTTCTTCCTGTGGGGAGATCATGCAGAAGCGTTTAATGTTGTCGAAGTTGGCGCTGCCCAACGCAAGTTCAGACATTTGGAGCCGGTTATCCTCAGCGTATAAGAGTACGAGATGTGGGGATTCGATTTTGGCTACCTGTACCGGGTAGGCCAGCTTGTCTATGTCCTCTTCTTTTAGTTCGGGCAGCTTGTAGAATCCCGGGCTATAGATTATCTTTCCCATGTTGTTTCCTTCCTGTAGGGTATAAGAGTGGGGACGCTAGACACGTCCTCCTTGTTGCCTATGTTAGCATAGGTTCCCGGTTTGCGTCTAGCGTCCCCACAATATTCTATTATAGTGCCATGCGTCACTGTTCTGTGTCGTCGCTTGGCATAGCGGCTAGGATAGTGCGCTCAAGCTCGCACAACACGTCCCGCGCGTCCTCAAGAATCTCTTCCTTTTCAGGCGTGTAGGTGTCAAGCCACAGGTCGTTAATTTGCGCGCCCAGCCCTCTGACGATCACTGCGGCTTCGATGAGCTGAAGTTTTTTATCCCTAGTGATCGTGTTAATAAACTCTTGGCACGCGCAAGCCTTCCACAATAGAGTAGAAAACACCTCTACATATTTCTCGCCTAGCTTTTCTGTTACGATATCAGCGACCTTTTGAAGCTGTTTGACAGAGGCTTCATACAGGTCCTTAATGTCGTCGTCCCAGTCGATCATGGTAGAGTGTCTTGCACATTTGAGTACTCCCGGTTCCAGTTTAGGCTCAGGCTCAGGTTCCAGCTCCACGCGCGGGTGTTGAATTTCATGCGCAAGAGTATTCAACGCGACAGCAACGTCCTGCAACACTTTCCGCGTGTCGTATTCTTCGCTCGTCTCAGCGAGCATACGATATTCCGTGGCGAGTTCCTGGATGGTGATTACTGTTCGCGTGCTGCGTGTCGCCCACTCCACTGGATCGTCTGGCCCGTAGCCTTGCTCGGACATTAGCCCGTTGAAGAGTAGCCGGTAGGCTAGTGATGCTGCGCTGGTAAGCCCCGCCGGGCGTGCTAGGTCTGCTGTTTCCATCCTGCGTATGACGTTGGTGCAAGCGTCGTGTACGCGGCTGTTAAGGTCGATTAGCTTCATAGTATTTCCTTTCTCGTCTCGCTGGATCGTCTTGAATCTGTTTGATAATGTTTTCTTTTGCTTTACCATGCGGCATAGTGTTCACCTGTTTGCGCTTTGCTGTTAGCGTGGAATAGTGCCGCGTCCGAGTAGGTTCGTGCGGCTCGTGTCCCGCGCGGAAAGTACCATACCGATGCGCAACGCGGTTCCGCCTCTGCTTGCATTACTGCCCTTCCCCACTTTTCTTCCATCTCTTGAGTGCCGATGTCCTCCGCTGTTCCAGCGTAGTCGTGGGGGATGTAGATTTCCATCAGGTTGAACTGTGAAATCCGCCACTTGGTTACTCCCGTTTGCCAAGGTTTCCAGAATGTTAGGTAGGAAGCATGTGAAACAACACCGCCGTACCGCCCTAAAATGTCTACATGGACGCAAGGTGCGAACCCGCCGCTGAATCTGAGAAGTATCGGCGCATTTTCTATGTCATTGTAGCTGAAGATTGATGTGCAGAGCGCTCCGCCTTCATCCAGTTCTTCCCGAAGGAAGTCTAGCGGGTTTTTTACGATTCTGTCGAACTCTTCCCGTCCTTGCTGAGTATACATCTTTTCTCTCCTTGCTGTTGCTTGCCGCTATCGTATCATAATCCTTCAAGCAGTGTCAACTGTTCGGTTTTTCCTAATAGTTGCGCGAGTGAAGAACGGTCTCGTCCCCGCCCTCTGTTAGTTTGCTGGTCCCGTAGGGGAATAGCCAAGCGTCTTTCCGTGTCCCGCGCCGTGTCAGGATGCTGGCAGCATCTTCTTCCCAAACAGACTCGGCCATGTCGCTGACCTCTCCTTCTGTGACCACGTTCCACGGGAGTCCTTCATGGTAGATTGTTTGATAGTGTGCGTTCAGCGTCCATCGTGGTTCCGTTTCGCCTTGGAAAACGTGGGGTGATGCTACTAGCTGGTTGAGCATGACTCCGCCCGCTGGCATGGGCCTCCAGTAGTCGATTTCCACGTATGGGAGCCATCCTTCTTCTAGTCGCATGACGAATGGTTTCCCGGCTTCCGCCTGTAGATTAAATTCCGTGTCTGCTAGGAATCCGCCTTCCTTGAAGGCTTTGCGTAGGAATTTTGCGGGGGTTTCGCGTACCTCTTCGGTCGCTTTGTCTCGCCAAGTGTCAGGTGCCATATGCCATGTTCCTTTCTGGTTTTTAGACTAGGAGCGCGTATGCTAACGCTTGCAGCGTATGGATAGGTAGCGCGCGGGGATCGTCTTGCCAAGAATCCTCAAAATCCCGATTGCAGTTCCCCTCGTACACATCTCGCCAGTCTAACGCGATACCCATAATAAGGTTTCCGTACATCTCACAGAGCGGTCGTTCGTCCTGCGTGCAAGACAGGACGCATTTCTGTAGTTCTTCAAGCAGGAGTCGCGTTGCGTGTCGCGTCCCGTAGGAGACTAGCATCCCATCTTCGCATTTTGTCATTTGCATTGCGTTTTCGTAAGCGTCATGGATTTTTTCGTTAAGTTCGATAAGTCTCATCGTCCCGCCCCCTTCTAGTTGGTTTCGCCTTCATTGTAGTCTACGATTTCGATCCATGCAACCGCGTGAGCCGGAACCATAAGCCTCATCTCGGGGAGACGAACGGTGGCACCGTGCTCCACCGATCCCCAAAAACTCTGATACCATAGTTCTGCTTCTTCTTCGGACATCGGCAGGGTGTGTGCTACCTTGTTTGATCCGATAATTCCGATTTCGATACGCTTAAGTTTCTCTGCCACCTTAGTCCTCCTTTGTTTCGCTAGGCGCGTTACTAGCATAGTCTAGCCAGCTTGTTCCGTCAAGCGCTTCTGCAAGTCCACCCGGGAAGAACCACGCATGTTCGGGAAGATAATTACGCGCGGGAATAGTAGTCTCGTAATGTCTCCACGCCCATTCAGCATCTTCCATTGCGTATGCTGGCATGAACTCTGGCTGATCGTCCACATCTATATAAATGGGTGGCGCGGTAGAGTTGCATTCCCATGTTTTCGACTTCTCCCAACTGTTGTATGCCCGGTATGCTTCCATACTGTAACCAAATTCATCACTTTTCCATACTGTAATTGTGAGAAAGATGCGCTCATATACCAGTAGTCGCATGATTATGGGGATACAGTCTAGGTCGCCGCGCGTTACGGGACAGTTCTCAAAAACTCCTCCCGGCGCGAACTGCTCGTAGATAAACTTTTGGGGATCGTCCCGGATATCCTGAATTACTGTTTGGAAACGCGATTCGTTCACCATAGCTAAGGTCTCCTTATAGGTTTGGTCGGTTGCTTGCGTACATGGTTAGGCCGGGGTGCTCCCGTGCGGCCTTCGCGCCGAGCGGGAAGAACCATGCATAGTAGGGGACAGAGGGGCAAAGGTTAACTTGCCCCTGAATGTCTGCCCATTCATAGGTTGCGTCTCCTATCGCTACCGCGTGAGTAAACTCTTCCACATGGGATTGCCACGTGTACGGCCTGCGGGCAAGCTCATAGTTACCCCACACCAGCTTCCCGGTCTCAGTTTCCATCGTGCGCGCACGGTCAACGTAACTAGCATAAGACTCTATGTTAACGTCCCAAAATAGGACTGACAGTCGAACATGCTCGTTGTTGCTTACCTGCATGATTACTGGGGTGTTGATTATGTCGCCGAGTGTGCGCCCGCTGTCTGCGAACGCGCCGCCCGGCTTAAACTGATCCATGAGAAAACCTGCCGGGTTTTTACAGATAGCTTCTATCAATTCTCGCTTTGCGTCGCTGTAAGTCATTACCTGTTCCAATCTGTATCAGCGTGTAACACTAGGCCCTTGAGTCGTTCCGCTCGCTTCGTCCCCATAGGGAAGAACCATGCGTATTCTTCATCGGCGTAGCGGCTGTTTGTGTAGTAGTTCATCATGTTAGCCCATTGTCGGGTCGCGTCGCCTACTGCAAGTTCCTCAACCCTTGCAACTGGCTTCCCGCAATCGACTTCGGCATAATGTGTCTGCGCGCCTAGCTTCCATGTTGTTTCGCCGTTAGTGGATGTTTCGGTACGCGCTTCATACTCGGCCTGATGGTACGACTGCGACTCGCACACCCAAGCATTAATGGTTAGATATACGCGGTCACTGATTTCCGCTTCTAGCATTAGCGGCATGTTGCCTACGCCCATTCTTGCGAGAAGCGTGTCTCCAAAGGCTCCGCCTTCGCTGAACAGTTTGCGAGCGTAGTTGATAGGGTTCTCGCGTATCTCGTTTATGATTGCTCGCTCGTCATCTGCGCGTGTCATAGTCTCATCCTCTTTCTCTTTATGAGAGTTGCATCCAATGTCTAGCCTCGGGCATGAGTGTCAGATGGAACATTGTCTGATCCACGCGTCCCGTGAGCGACCACCACATGTCAACGCGCTCGTTAGCGCATGGGCATGGGTGAATTCGCGCTTGTAGGTAGTCTTCTGCTGCGCGTTCCGCAGTGACTTCAAGATCGTAGACACCTGATTTCAGGAGAGTGAAGGCAAGCTCAGGAACAGGAACTTCTTCTCCCGCCGTAATGAATCCGGTAGTGAGCTTGAAATCGCACATGTATCCCTTGCCGACGGCCCACCAGTGAACACGCAGGTTCGTGTGGTCTGCATGATCGTGTAGCGTTGCCGCAAAAGGCCAACCGTGATCCAGCGCTGCGTCAATATGATGGAATTCTCCTGTTTGCTCGTCCCGGAAGCAGATGTTCGACAGGTACTGGTCGGGATTCGCCCTGAAATCTTCAAGGATGCTAGTAATTACTTTCCTTCCGTCTGGTTGCGCGTCGTAGCACCAGTCAGGAGCGCCGTATTTCTCTTCGTAGGGATCAGGTCTCTTCATCACAAAAGTCCTTTCTCTAGGAGTTCGTTTGCTTCTTTCAGCTTGCTTGACAGATCGTAAATGATTGTTGCAACAGCGTCCAAGCGGCACCGCTGATCCTGTCGGCGGGCCTCTTTCTCTGCAACAGCTTTATTTAGCACTGCATGGTGAGCGTGTTGGGCCAAGAAAGCGACAGGCTTTCCGCGCCTCTCAATTGATTCCTTGTTCCAGTCAAAGGGGAGCAGGAATGTCAACACTTCAATGAAGCCGATATCCGCCGTTTCCTTATGGTATGCTTTGAGTGCGTCCTGTAGTGTCCTGTTTAGCGCGGTTAGTTCGTTTTGTAGTGTGCTTTTTGTTTCGGTCATTCTTCTTCCCCTGTCGCCTCAATGTCGCATGTAAGCCCATCTAAAACGCAAGCAAGCTCGTCTGCGACCACTGAAATAGCCTGTAAGTGCCGCTTACGCGCCCGGCTACGCGCCGTGTCGCCCTTTTCCAGCCCTTCGTCAATATCGACGCGCGCCCACGCTTCCCGTACTACGCTAAGCCACGTATCGCCACGGGTACCAACGTTATGGAACGTCCAATGGTCTGGCATACCGTCGTCAACGATCTCCATAAACAGAATACCCTTAATGTCCTCTCGGTACACGTTCAATAGGGCAGATAGCGCTTCTGCCAGCATGTTCAGCTTGTCCAGCTGCTCAGATTGTGTCATAATAGGCTCCTTCAAAAATTCAGCTAGTTCTTGTTGTCGGGGTTGGGGTCAAGTGCTACGCGGTTCACTGTTTCCAGCACGTCAATTGCTTCGCGTATCGTGTAATCGTAAGCATCTGCTACAACTAGCAGCGTTTCCCACATCCACTTAAGGACCTGTAGCATGTCAGTAATCTTACCACACACCGCCCTAATACTGTCAATAGAAGGCGTGTTATCTTCGTCGCTCACCGGCGTTTCGGCCAGCTCACGCAACCGTGCCGCGTATGCCGCCGCTAGGCCGCTCCCCATTTTCGACACGCTGAAAGGCAGGTTGTCCATTTCGTTCAATACGATGATTGCTTCTTGGACTGCCGTGTAGGTCTGGAAGTCAATATGTTGAAACTCAATCATTGTTTTTCTCCTGTTCGATTTCGTTGACTGCATCCATTAGCGCGTCCCCAAAATTGTTTACTGCTTCCACCGTGTCGTCCAGTTGAAGAGTAAGCGTAAGGACTCCAATCCCCCAGAGCCTGTAGAGAGTCTGTTTCCCCACTTGACATGCCAGCGGTATTGCCACTAGCACTTCTGTTGCTGTAGTCCAGTTTTCTTCCACTGCCTGAGCGTCCCAGTCGTCGGGGAGATTCAAACATTTTTCGATCCCCTTCGGTGTGAGCGGAATCGCGTCTCGGTAGTGGTCAATTTTTGCTTTCAGTTTGCGTGTCGCTTCGTTCAGACGCTCCCGCGTTTCAATAGTGTAACCGCTGTCACTCATTTTCATGTCCATTCTTTCAATAAGATTAGTATTCATCTTCAACAGTGTTGAACGACGACCAACCATCACTATGCGTAGAGTATACAGGCTCAAAGTCCACAGTGTCAACATCTCCCGCAAGCTGCCTGAACACAGGCTCTCCCGTACTGTCAGGAACCACTGCCGTTGCCTTCAGTGTCTGATCCTGCCAGACAGTGTCATCCAAGGCCAATACCGCGTTTACAATGGTCTCGATAACGTCGGGACGGTCGGTCTCAATAATCAGATCAAAATTCCGCACTGTAAGTCACCCTCTCAGAATGTCAGGTCAGTTGAATCGAATATTGAACTTGGGAAGCTGCAATTTCTCGCCCATCTCCCACATTCCGCGCTCCCACAGGAACAGGTTCATCATTTCCAACAGGCCATAGTCGCCAGTAGGCAAGTAGCATGTCAAGTCACTGTAATCTTGCATGAGACAGCTCAGGCATTCAGTGTACCATCCGAAGATGAATCGCTCATAACGTTCAGTGGTCAATACACCATCTTCTTCAAAGATAAACTCGGTCTGCTTATCAATCAACATGGGCACACGTTCCAGTGTGATCCCCATTTCTTTCAGCGCGTATTCGGTCAGCGCGGGCACATCTGGCAAGGCTTGTGCGAGTTGTTCAATGAATCGTCCTGCTGTCAATACGAACATAATCCTATCGTATGAGAGTCCGTAGTCGCGTCGCTTCTCAGCAGCATCAGGAGTAGCAAGGTCTTCCAGTTCCTCAAACGTGTACGATTCTTCACACAGGAATTCAATGAATTCTTCAATATGCATACCCTTGGGGATAAACATGCTCTTGGGTTCCAACTTGTATCGCGTCTTCGTGGGTACTTGCATGTGTGCAACGATCAGATATTCAGCGGTGTTGTTGTTGGTCATTTTATTTTCCTCAATTTCTAGTGAGTGACTGTAGGCAGTCAATAGGTTAGTTGGTCGGTTTCTTCAACTGCCTACAGTCTTAAGTGTATCAGTCTTGCTTATGGTTGTCAAACGTGTTAGCGTTCGGATGTTTCGCTAGGAACAGCATGGTTGCCAAGCTGACCGGCATAGCGAACAGTATTCCAATGAGTCCGATTCTCAGGAAATTCAATAGCCAGAAGATGAACGCTAGTAGTATTTCTCCCAGTTGCATGAATGTTGCCATGATTAATCTTCATCTTCCCCAATTATCGCAAGTCGCTTAGCGTGGACCACTGTCACGCGATACACACCTAAGTATTCTTCAACTTCAGGAACACCGTGCAATAGTCCATCCCAGATGTCACATGCAATGTATTCGTAGAAACTTTCGCCTACTGTGCAGTAATCGCCTAACACGCGGTAGGTTGCGGGAATTTCTTCAGCACTAGTCAGTTTGTCTAGTCCCGGATATACAGCACGGTCAATCGCTGTCAGTGCAACAAACCTAGTCACATCAGCAGACCAATTCAAGCCAAGATCATTCACTAATTCGCCAATAATTTCATTGAAGCGAATTGCATACTTAGCGTATTCTTGCCAATCTTCAATGATCGTGTCTGGTGCACATGTCGCTTCAATTGTTTCAATGTCAACATCTGCGTTCCCGCCATATGGACATGGCAACCCAAGGTGTAGGATACTGAACACTTCCGCAGCTTCAAGATTCGCAAGCTGGTGCATACTCTCAAAAACTGTTTCGGTCTTGAATCCGTGTCCCTTATGACACTTGGCACACGCCAAAGTAATTTGAGGGCCTGTTGAGTAGTCAATATCTTCAATGTTCATCATTGTAGATCATTCCTTCTATTCTGGCACAGCACGCTTTACGCTGTGATCGTTCCCGCCTTGGGAATTAAACCCAAGCCACCATTTTTCAGGTAGGTTATCAAACGCGGGATAACCAATAAGATCAGAGTGTGAACCACGTAGTATAGCGGTTATCATTGTTAGCGCGCAACGCTTCAATGGCGCGCGCTTCAACATTGCGACGCTTAGCGCGACGCTCAAAAACATCCATCCCGATAACGCCCGCCTTACGCAACGCACTAAGGAAGTAGGTCAAGTGGCGAGAAGTCGTAACGCTGTAATTGTAATAGTATGCAGACAGTTCGACCTTGCAGTATCCGTTTTCATCACGCTCACCAAGGTTCACGCGGGCAATAGGCGTCTCGTAACTGTCCATAACCAAAACGCCACACTCAAGCGCTGCGCAAGGGGTAGGTGCGTAAACGTCCAAATTCATTCCGCATCGCTTCACGCCTTGAATAATTCCCTCATTCTCAAAACGTCGTACGAAGTCGCAAACGGCCTTGTCCATAACGTCACTCTGTCGTGCCAATTTCAACATCTCCCTAACTGAGATATCCAGTAAGCTAACCACCTTGGTTAACTCACATATCAAGAATAACCTAACCGATTCGGTTTGTCAAGTTATTCTATTGTGTGTTAGCTCACATTCCTGAGCTACCGTTCCCCGCGCTGGGATCGAACCAGCATCAAAACTTACCATTAAGGCGGGGAAACTTAAGAATTATAACTACCGCATCCCTCCGTTGACAGCTTCCACGCGTTCCTGAGCACACAGCAAACGTGACTTAAGACGACTATGCATTCCCCCATCGGGCATATACTCGCACCTAACCAGCGCGCGGCGCAGCTCAACCTTGACGGCAGGAAGCAAGAGCGAAACATCGCCCCTAATCCTGCTCAGTGTGTCCAAGTAGGTGGCCACGTTTTTTGCGTGCATAAGAAACTGCACATACGTTGCACGCTCTGCGTGCCCGCGATACGTAGTATACGGAAGCGATTCGCAGGCTTCCGCAAGCGCCCTAATATCAGCCGAGCTAGTAGCAATAGCGCCCTTGGCGCTAATCGACAATGCGACTTCCATTTTCACAGTCTCTCTATCCGGTCAGTAGGGCCTATCCCTTGCTGACATATATAGAGTATGTCAGTCTACCTACCTAGTCAAGTCAAATTCATGTGAACTAGGTCACACGCACTATACCTTATTTATTAAACGCGCGCGCGCGCGAATATCATGCCCAAAAACGTTTGTCAACACATACCAGGCAACTGTAACCAACATCACAAAAACAAAAAACAATATATCATAACACACAAAAAACAAAAACACAAACCATGTTCACATAGTGAAACGCTATTGACAAACACACGCAAAGCCGCTTTGTCAAGCCCGTCTCAGAATATGAACACACTTGACAAACACAAAACCATTACCAAACCATAACCAAACCATTACCAAACCATAACCAACATAACCATAAACAAACACGAATAAAAACACACAAAGCAAGGCCACTAACAAACATTAAAAAGTGACCAACAACACACCCCAAAACGCTAGATACCACTTGACAAAAACACAGGGGCATACACCCAAAACCACCCACAAACCCCCACGCCGCAACGTTTTAGCAAAAAAACTCGCCGGCAATTCCAGAAGTTTTCGGGGTGAGAGTTTATGCGTTTCTGTGGGATGTCGGACGCTGGTGTGGGGCCGCGAGCGCGGCTAAGGGCGACTCGTTGTGTTGCGTTGTGCGCACGTTGCGCTCGCGGGCGCGTAGGCGTGCTGGGCTGTGGGTTCTGGTGGTGGATTGTCTGTAAGGCGTTCTGGCGGGCTTTTAGGTGTGCTTGTGTGTCCATGTCTGGGTTGGGTGTGGGAGGCTGTTAGAGGGGCTACTAACTCGTGTTAGTTTTGGCGTTAGCTGTTGTGGGTGTGGGGCGTATGGGGCGATTGTCTTGTTGTGTTGGTTTTGGGTTGCGCTCGCGGCCTGCTAATGCTCGCCCGGGGGCGGCGTGAGCGTAGAACGCTCTGTAAGCCGTTCTGACGGCCTTTCAGGGGCGGGGTGGCATGTGTGGGCATGTTCGGGCTGAAAGTGCCTCAGATCGCCTCCTAGACCCCTTAATGGCTGTGTGAGGGCTTGCT